ATTTTTGTTTCCTCCTGTGGGGTTACGATCCCCTGATTATAGGTTAAGCGGGCGACGCATACGGTCAATCACCCGGTTGCGTATTTCTAATTATGAGCCGCAGCGTAAGAGGTGATAACCATCGCGCCGTAGTTCTTGGAATTAAACCGACAGGCTTTCATCCCAAAGATACAGCCAGCAGCGATACCTTTCTTGTTGCGGTAGTCTCTGTAGTCCTCTTCCCACGACATCGGAAGATTCCCGAAGGTCTTGGAATCAATCTTGTCGTAAGCAGAACCAACAGCGAACACACCAGCCTGAGCGCCCAAGAACAAATTGCGCCGAACACTCGTTGTCGGTGAGTACACCCTTGCGGCTTCGTACAGAATCATGTTCCGGTAAACGCCGAGGGAGTTGGTGAACAGGGGATTCTTCAGCCCTCGAAGGTTAGCGTACTGTTGAATATCCTGCCACTTGGTGTAAGTGGAGGCGACCACGTTCAGACGTAAATCCGTCGCTGAATAGTGATGCAGAACCACCACGAACACTTCCTCGCCGTCAATGTTGACCGGACGCATGGGCGGAGTTCCGGTTAAAGCTTTCTCTTTCGCGTAGTCCAGATCGGCAAGAGCCAACTGGTCATTGGAACCGAGAGACGCTTCGTCGGTCGCAATCGTGCCGGAATGGGTCACGTCACCCGTTACGATATAATGCCCAGTATCGGGAGCTACACCATCTTGACCGTGGGAAATCGTGGTGTCTCCGCCGAGGTAGCGGAACATATAGTCGTCGTACTTCCCGGCAAACCAGTCGGAAAGGTTGTTCATGGCGTCTTTCCGAAGATTGTGCAAGGTTCGCTGTTGAGACATCCTCTTGAATGAATGCGCGTTTCTGAGCTGGTTAATATATACGGAATCTTGGTAATATACCAATTCCTCTTCGTAATCTTCGAGTTGGTTATCGCCCGTGACTCCGGCCCCTGTTGACTGCATCAGCAAGTCGTAATAGATCAACTCGCCGGCAGCTTTTTCCAGATCGTCTAGCCGGACAATAATGGCGTTTTTATCGCCCTTCTTGCCCAGGAACTTCTGGATATAGGTTTTCTTTAGTGCTTCCGTGAAGGTCAACGGGCTATAAATCTTGACAGCCTGTGCCGACCCGGATGCAAATTCAGTATCAGCCATTGTTTTCTATGCTCCTTTAAATGTCTAATTTTTCCATAACCTTCATTAATTTATCTCGTTCCGCAGGAGTAAGATTGTCAATATCCTCATAAGAAAGACCAGAGAGAGTGTCCTCAGAAATCCCGCCCTGCACGTTTTTTTGATCTCTCGCTCTTGCAAGGGAATTGGGCTTCCCGAGTACCTTCTTGGCCTTTTCAGGGTCTAACCCCGGTTTCCCCTGTAGTTTCGTAGGCTTAACCGTGGCACTCCGAAGCGCCATTCTGAGAGAATATTTTGAATCATACGCCTTCATTGTCCTCTCGAAGTCCAAGTCAGGAAATGCCTTATTGAACTCGGTCTCAATAACCGTACCAGATAGAGCGTCGAGCGCCGTATCAGGATCAATAAACCCTTTGATGCCGTGTTCCTCTTGAAGTTGGACTACCTGATTGTTCAGCCATGTAGCCCCGCGCTGAATCTTCTGGTATGCAGATTGATAAGCATCATCCTCGGATAGAACTTCCGACACCAACTTATTGAATGCCCGCTCCTGCTCCTGAGACTGTCGCGTTGCCGCAACCTGCTCCTGAATTTCCTTAACAGGTGCGGTAAACTCTCCAAGTTGGCTTTTCATTAAGTCTTTGAAGTACTTAGGGTCAATAGTGATATTCCCGTTTTCATCAACCTCAACGGGAATTTTCGGCAGGTCCGCCGCTTTTTCCTTTGGCTGTTCCGCCTTCCGTTGCATGGATTCGGCAAGGAGACTATTGATCTGTTCTAACTTCCCCTTAACTTCCTGCTTTCCCCTCCGTTCCTCCGAGACTGCCCTTTTCAACCCTGCGTTGGATCTTTCAAGCTCTTCAAGCCGAGACATAAGATCGCTTTCACCCGACGGCGGTGGTGTTGCTTCGTCCGTTTTTTTGGCGTCAGTCTCAACAACTTCCTCCTCAACAACTTCCTCTGTTTCCTTCGGAGCTTCCAACTGCGTTTCTTCCTTTACTTGGTCTTCTTCCATTTTGTTTTCTTCCTTTCTGCATCCGTTACGTCGATGGCACGATACTCCCCAAAATAAAAAGCCCACCCAAGAGGCTTTATCCTCTCATGGTGGGCTTCCCGGTGCTTGAGACAATCTCAAGCCAGGTTAGCACCTGCTATGTTTTTTTACGGGTTACTTTTCAGCTACCCGATAAACCCTTGTTCCGCTCCTTTTAGTATGGTACAATACGTCCCTCTTGCCGAAGATACGCTCCCACCCGTCTCGGTAGGAGTCCTTCGTCACCCTCATGTCTTTGGCATAAAACATGGTTATCAACTTCTGTTCTTTCCATCCCGGTTTAATCGCCAACTTTCCCTCCTATCCATGATATTATCGCCTCTATCGTGGACAGCTTCGCACTCTTGTGAAATTCAAGATTGTTTATGCCGCCATCGGTCCATTTTATTGAAATCGATGTGTCACCGGTATATTTTTTAGAAGCTAAATCGGCCCAATAAAGCCTACATACCTCTAGCAGGTCGCTCGGCTTGAGGCTCTTTTGCCGTTCTCGCGATGAAGTCAAGTTTCATTTTCCTTCGTTCATTAGCTAATCGTTCCTTTTCAATCTCATGCCGCCTGACGGCCTTCACGCCCCCCTGTTGTAGCTTGGCAGCATCCACACCAAGACCGGTTTGCAGTTTATCCGTATCGGTCTTCATCTTAACCTGAATCTTCATCATCTCAAGCTCGTACTGCTTCTGTGCGGCCTCTGCCTGCGCCTGTTGCTGATCCTGAATGTACTTAATCCATCCCTGTTTCTCGGATTCCGGCAGGTTCGTCTTGCTGATGACAACATTCGGGTCAACCGCAAAGCCGTATTGCATCATCTCGATAAACACACTCAATTCCATCATGCGCTTTGTCTGACTGCCGGGTAATTCCTCAACATCGACATTGTATTTCAGGTTGCTCAAATCCTTCAAGTCAACCGATTGCATGAGCCTTTCAGCATCAGCACCTAAAATCTCGTAAATCTGCTCCGGCTGCATATGATTTGAAATGACATGGATAACCCGCCGATAAATTTCCTCTTCCATTTTCTTGAACTGCTTAAATAGCGGCCTGAGAATCGTTGCGCCTTGGTTCTGCCGTAACTGAAACACCACGCCAGACTCGTAATTCTGCCCCTCAACACCGAGTAAATTCAGATTGATACCCGTTATATGATGAACGATATCCTTGCTGAATTGCTCCATCTGCATGACGGCTGCGGGGAACTGAGGTACGTTGCGTTCCTCTATTTTTCTGTTTCCGCTTAAGGCCCCTTCTGACATTATGGTTATGCCGCCCGCTTCCCGCATGGAGGCCTCGGCTTGCTTATCATCGACAAAGGCCCCTAATTCGGCAAAAACTCCAGGCTGCACTTGGGTATTTATCCAATGAATCGCTTGGCTCCAACGCTTATTTATTTCCTTTTGTGGGTCTATGGCGTGTCGGATAACCCCGTAGTGCATATTAGTTTTTTTACTGACATCCTGAAACGCAAAGCATGGGACAATCGAGAACCCGTCATACCCACTTGGGCTATCGCCGTCGTATAAAACCTTATCCCCGACAAACTGTAACCACTTGACTTTCTTGTCCATTACAGTCTCGTACCCAAATGGGATACCGTAAAGAAGCGGGTAAAGTTTCTCGAAAGCGGTTTTCTCGGAAAGATCAAAAGCAACATACTTCTGCTCGTCCGGCACGTATCGGTAATACCGCTTGTACGTCTGCCAGTATTCCATATGGATGATTCTGACTCTTTTTCTCGACCTGTCATAGAAAGACATATCAAGTGGCTGAGTGTAATCAAGAAGCTCGTCATAAAACTGCGGCTGAGTTGCATAAACCCCGGTGTCATCCATTATGCTTGCCACTGAATGACCCAACATCATCCCCAAATCCATCACGTCTTCAATGTGTTTAGCGTGACGGGGAAATAAAATCTTGAAATCTTCGGCAGTTAGCCACTTATCCCAAACAATATAAGAGGCGTCTGACAGATTATTCTTTCTCGATGCCGGATCAATCTTGATATCCGAAAAAGGTAGTGCGTTGAAGTTGAATTTTATGTATCCGGGCTGTTTAGGATCAGGATCGAAATCAACCGCTATCCATCCCCTGCCGCAAGTAGTCGAAGAATCCACGGCCTCGTCAATTTCTTCTTCAATATCGTAATGCTCGTAAACCCATCCGGCCACCTTATCAACAACCTCACACCTGGGACCGTCCGATGGCTCAACAGGAGCGGAATAAAACCGGACACGGACATCCTCGTACATTCCTTTTACAATATCGATAAGACTTTTCAGGACATTCATGGTCAAGGCTGGTCTTGATTCTGCGTCAAGGATTCGCTTTTCCGTTTCCGTCCATTGCTTTCCGTCCTTGAAGTTGCAGTCCTCTTTCGCTTTCTTCATAAAAGCCGTATCGCCTGAAATGGCATTCTCGACCGCTTCAATGGCGGGTTTTAACAATTTCTGCCCTGATAAGCCTTCAAACATAGAAGTTTATCCTTCCGGCTTTACCAATTTAATTAAGGATTTCATTTTCTTATGATAGCACGGTTTACACCCCCAAAAACTTGCAACATCGTTAATCCCGATCCATTCATTAGTATTCCCACAAGCACAAAAGATTGGTAATTCAACTTTGTTTTCTGGAAACAGTAGTGCATCCAATGATTTATAATCAGACATATTCTTCCAGTATGTAGCACCTTCTGGCGTTATCATCCCGTCTATATTCATTTTCACCCTTCTTTCACAGGTAGAACCGTATCCGGGTTAGGCACTTCCGACCGGGCAATAAACCGGGTCTTTTTCAGACAGTTTGTGCATTGTTGCGTGAACATCTTCATGCCGCCTTTTCCAAGAATATACCGATATTCAAGGGATTGTTTATCGCAACATTGCCACTCTTTACCCTTGTCGTCAACGGCGAACTTGGAGGCTTCAACATCAACAGGAGTTTCCACGACAACAGCCTCCTGTTTCGCCTCGGAGAAAAACTTGGCGTCTTTCGGGCCGATTATGGCGATGTTATCCCGCATCACGATAATCCCGGATCTCAAAATCACCTGCGGGAAAAGCGTCATGCCCCTGACAACATCAACTATCATAGCCTGTTCTTTTATGGAAATCGGTAGCCTGGACCCGTCAACAAACTCGGCTATACAGTCCAACGGACCGCTCCTTTCAAGGACTCCATCAGGAATAAAATGCATGATATTCTTGAAAAAAATTGCAGACCCGTCCCCCATTGGAACGAATGTCTGCCCGGCCCTGGCCTTCAAATGCCGAATAAATCTCAGTTGTCCGTCGTCATCCAGAACGATTTTTCTCCCACCTACGAATGTTATTTCACAGCCCATTTTGTTTCCTCCCGGTTAGTTTTCATGCCGTTGTCCATGACCGGCCCTCTGTTTGTTTTCTCATAAAATATCTGCCTACAATTTGTCTGATCCCCAGCGGAGACACCTTTCTCGAAGCCAACATGCAATAGGTCAAGGCATGGCGGTAATGGTCTCCGGTGTTCCCTACCTTTTTATATTTATACACCTTGTCCCCGCTCGCCCGATCTTCTTCGAGGATCTTCGCTACATTCGTGATCTGGCTGGCAAAGAATTTTATCTCATCCCCTATTCTCGGGAGTTCAAGCCTACCAGGGTCAGATACGAGGGTGTGCGAAGCGTCAAGCAGCTCTGTCCTGTTCCCGTAAATCTCCATTACCTTCTCATCCCAGGACGTAGGCCCCTTCTTTTTTCCCTCCTGATAGCCGCATAACCAGACCTGATACGGCTCCGCTTTGGCAAAATCCCGGACCCGATGCGTCTCTGGATATTTATCAACAACCATACACCTACACCCATAGGCTTTCGCTAAATCGTGGAGATCGTTAAAACTCGAAAGTCTCGTTACCTTCAAAATCTTCAATAGTTTCTTCGTCTTAGGCACTCCGACAACACAATGAAGCTCCTTGCCAACATCTACCCCTATGGCCGTGCCGTCCTCCGACTTCATCGCCATCACCTCAGTACCGCAGCAACCTAAAACCGTATTAATATCAAGCCTGTTTTCAGCCTCAATGTATGCCATACCAAGCATGGAGTTATAAACCTCCTGCATGGTCATGTTATGCGCGGTAGGATCAAGATAAGTCTCTAAAATTTCCTTTGGAGACACATACTTACTGACAAGCTGACTGATCCACCAGCCCACTAAATCCTTGCTCCTGCCCGGATAAAGCGCAACCCACTTGCCATGAAACGGGTAAATCTCCGCACCACACTTAATACATGCCCGGTAAACCGAACCATCAGGCCGTTGCCGTAAACTGTTTGGGAACTCCAACTCCATGCACGTCTCGGCGTTACATTTCCTGCATCGGATCATCCATACCCTTTGGTCGCTAGCAGAATACATAGTGTCAATGCCGTAATCAGGGATAGACGGTGTTGAAAGATAAACTTCTTCCCGAACCTCCGAGTGAGCCATGCGCTGTTTTGCCATAGCGATCATGTTCGATTTCATCTCATCGCATTCGTCAAAAACGATCCGGTCTGCCGAGAACGTCTTCAACTTTGTGGATGTTTCCTTAACGTCTCCGGCCTTGTTTGAGCTCGGCCTTGCACCACGGATATGAAGAAAGCCTCCGCCGATCTGCTTGATGGTAGCTGAGTCGGTGTTTGCGACATGAGATTGAATGCACCTGTTGGCTGCAATTAACGGGTCAAATCGGTACTTTGTGAACTCTCCGGCATCGTCACCAGTCGGGAATAAATAACCGACGCCGTATTTATATTTGCCGTGAATCATGCCATGAACGGATTTGAGAACTTCGTTTGTTGTAAAACCTGTTTGAGCACCTTTCTTAGAACAACTAATCCTTGACGTGTCGTTTAGGATGTCCACCTGATACAGATGCCAAGCGTCAACCTCGAAAGGCGTAGTGGCGTTCAGCATAATCTTGTTCAATTTCGTCCAAAAGAACGGGCTAGCCGCCGCCATGTGCCGAATGAATAGCTCCTTGCTCATCCCTCCTGGGATTTCAATGCCGTCAAGGTTGATGTCGGGAACTATTTTTCGGGCGGCTTTAGGCAATTTTAAACACCATTATATATAAAGGTATCAATTCCCCTCGATTGGTCTATCAAAAGTGGATGCGTCGCCTATCCATTTTATATCCGAAACCCTAACCCAAGTGCCGTCTTCAAATTT